CAACGTATTTCATAGACTCGGCGAAACTTTCCATGTCCAACGCCGTGCCGCTAAATGAAGCGGCCATCACGTCGGTGACGCGTTGCGTTTCTTCCGCCTCTAATCCAAAGACGCGCAACGTAGCGCCCGCCACTTCCGCCGACCGCGCCAAATCGCTACCGCTTGCCTGCGCAAGGGCCAACGTTGATTCGGTGACCTTGGTGATTTCATCCGAGGTGAAACCAAGTTTTGCAAATTCCAGTTGCAAGCCGCTGACTTCGGTTGCCGTGAAGCGTGTTGCCGAACCAAGGCGCAACGCGTCTTGTTCCAACATTTGAAACTGTTTGCCCGTGGCGCCGCTAACGGCAACCACTTTGGCCATGCTTTGTTCAAAGTCAGCCGCAACGTTGAAGGATTTGGCGGCAATAGCCGTCAACGGTGCCGTGACCGCGGCGGACATACCAACGCCCATGCGCTGGATGTTGCCCACCATGCCTTTCATTTTCTTTTGGACGCCCGCAATTTTGTTGTTGAAATCGCGGGTGTCCGCACCAATCGTTGCTATAAGATCACCTAACCGTGCCATTTGCTAATGCCTTTAGTTGCGCCCAACCTGCGCTAATTCCTTTTTTCGTTTCTTTTTCCCAAGGGAACGCGCCCAAATCTCGCGGTTTTAGCTGGTGCCCTTTTTTGGTATGTGCATTCAACAACAATGCGGTTTGCCATCGGGTGCGTTCCCATGAAACGCGTTGTTCATGTTCGAACGTTGTCCACCGTCCAGCAACCGCATTGCTAAATTGACGAAACGTGAAGTTGTACAGCTCGTCAGGTGTCAACCCTAACATGCCGAATCCAGTTTGTTCTATTTCGTCCCAACTGAATTCAGAACTTCCGTCGTTTTTTTTTCGCTTTTCGGTGACATTGATTCCTCGACCACTTCCGACAATTTTTGAAGGTCTGAAATTTCAATCAGGCTCAAAAAATCGTCCAAAGACATGTCAAACTGCATGCCCTGTTTTGCGCAACCTTCTTGCACAAAATAAAACACCAGCGTGGGAATCTTCGTCACGTCATCGCTTGCAATTTGCGATACCTTGACGCCCGTGGCTTCTTCAAAATTTTTCCATGCCCGCATCGTGGCGCGCACAGGAAACGTTTTGCCGTCAAGTGTTACCGTCATTAGCTGATTGCTTCGTACGTAATCGCAGAAACGCATTCCATCGTGCAAGTGAACGAAGCGTTGTCTTCCGTGCCCGCGCTCAATTCAAGGCTGGTCACGTATGCATCAAACACCAAACGATCGTCGCCCGTCGTTTCCCCTGGGGTATCAAAATCGTATGACGTCACCTTAACCGCTTGCTTAGTGCCAGCGTTGTAGGCAGTCATCAATTCGTTGAAACCTTGCGTTGCGTCGGTTGCGTACAACGACGTGAAATTGACGCTCAGTGATTTCAGACCAGGCAAAAGAGCACGGTAACCCGCGTTGTTTTTGGTGGTGGTGTCGCGCGTGTCCGTTGAAATTGATACGCTCAAATCCGTGACGTTATCGACGACCGTGTAAGTGGGCGTTGCGCCCGCGTCGCCAAACATCACTGTCAGTTGTGATCCGTTCAGGATGCCAGTTGTTTGTGCCATGTTAGTTTTTCTTTTTTCTGCGATCGCCAACAATCGCATTGATTAACAAATCGAGGTAACCAAACACCTTGTTGTCGGTGTCGGTCGGGGTGATGTTCACGACAATTTTTACAAATGTCATGAAACCCAAGAGCAATTCGCCCCAGTTGTTGAATAGCCAGTTTTCAATCATCGTGTGATGCGTATTGTATATTCCTGAATGGCCGCGTACAATTGGCGGTCACTGCTAATTTCGGTTGTTTCGTTGGTATATCGTATCGACTGCACGTCAATATTTCCCGCCACCGCGTCGGTAACTTCTGCACTTTTGCGATCTAAAGCCTGGCGCACGTTATCGGCCAATGACATACAATTGCCGTATGATGAATGCACCGAAACAATGTCTACGTTTGCTTCGTCAATGGGCGTGCGGCGTTTGTCGTCCACGGGGCGGTTGCTTGTCACCGTGTAGACAATGTAAGGCGTGGCCGCACCGTCGGGTGCTTGTTCGGGGTAAATACGACCGCCAACCAAGCCAGCGCCATCAATTAGCTGATATAATGCAAGGCCCACCTTCATTTCATGTATTTTGGAAAATTGAAACGAAGTTGTTTGGCGTATTCCTTCGATACGCTTTGTTCGGTGGCTTTGATGCTGCGTTCAATCACGCCCGTGTTGCGCGTCTGCAAATTCATTCCGAATTGGTTTCCGCCTTCAACGATGTGTGCGAACCACGCATCATTTCGTTCGGCAAAATTTTGTCGGTTCAAAAACACAGCCCGTGGGCCAGCCGACAAGTGGTTGCCGCTGCGCTTCACGGCCCAAATACCAATTGAGCGGCGCAACGTGCCCTTTTGCACGGTTTTGCGTCCGCTTTTGCGAATCACCTCAATATCGCGCGGGAAATCTTGAATGTTGCCCTTTGCGTGCTTCACAAAAATTTTCAGCGCGTGACGCCCTGCGGCCTTAAATGTGGCGGCGTCCTTTTTTTGCCATGACAGCGAACGCGCGATACGCCGTTCAAAATCTGCCAAACCTTCAACGTGTATCATTCGGCCACAATTCTTTCGGTGATCAAATGCAACTCGTCGTTGCGGCCCTTTTCCTGCACGGCTTTGATTTCGTACAAATCGGTTCCGTACTTGACACGCCATTTTGGTGTCACGTTGCGCGTGCTGCTCGAACTGCGAATGCGCCACGTCACAAGATATTTTGCAGTTTCTTGTTCCAACTCAATTGACGTTGAACTGCCCTTGATGTCCATAGCCGCCCACACAGTTGCGCTCGTCGTCCAGGATGACGACGTGGCGCCGTATCCGTCCAACGTGCCAGCGTTGCGTTGCAACTCTATGCGGCGGTCCATGTAACCAATATTCATTGCCACGAAGTTTCGATGCGTTCAGGGTTCAGCAATGAATCAACGGCCATTGGGACCTCGGTTGCCCCAACGCCTGCGCCCACAACTACACCGCGGCGGTTTTCATACCAGTGTGCCACCAGCATGCGCATGGCGTGTTTGATGTTGGGCGATGCGGTCGCGCCTACGCGACAAGTAATTTCAATTGGCTGTGCGTTGTAATCTTCAACGTCGGGCACATTGTGAAAAAAGATGCGCCAAACGCCGTCGGTGCGCTTTTCAACGTACCACAACGACGTGTCCAAAGTTTGCAGCGTGCCGTTGACGTCGTAATATTTGACGTTTTGAACGTTGCCAACTGGCCCAAATGCCAGGGCCGCGGCGCGCCAATTGTTGAGGTAAAAAATTGCCTCTGTGTTGGCTGTGAAATGTCGGTTTGTACGGTCGCCACAAAACAACACCGCCGCATCCATAAGGGCGCCGATTGTCGTGTCCTCGTCGCTGTGATCAACGCGAAGAAACTCTTTCATGTCGGCCAACGAAATGATGTCCGTTGCCGTCGTCGGTGTGGGGCGATTTACAACCATTTCACAGAAAATTAAGGGAACCCCAGGCCATCCCCAGGGTTCCCTAACTCATTCATTTATGCGCAGTCCGTGCAAATTGAAATTGCGGCTGCGTTCGTCACATCACAGTCGTAGTAACGGTTAAGGTGAATGTTCATTTCACCAGACACCGCCAAAGCGCCCGCGCGGTCCACGAAGATGTCCAAACCACCAAACAACGCCATGACAGCAGATTGTTGGAAGTTGGCAAAAATCAATTGACCACAAGAGCCGACGCCATCGCCTGCGTTGTTGTCCGTGTCCGCCACGTGTGGGGTTTTGTAGTAGTTGTAACCAGCAAAACGGCCACCGTCGTGCAATGCTGAAACGCTTGAAACCGCTGCTTCGCTGCGTGACAACTCAAGGGCTTTCGGTGACATCACCCACACGGCACCGTCAAGGTTTGCGTAGTTAGCCAACAAATCCTTTTCCATTGCGTACACCAATGCGGCGTCCAACGTGGTGTCAGCGCCTGCGCTGCTATTGTCGGTTACGCCAGTTGCGCCCAACACAGTAGCAAAAAATGCGGCATCAATCCGTTGGTTGATACCATTTGCCAATTGGCGGCTGATGTACTCATCAACGTTTCCACCCTGCAACATCAGTTGTTGCGTCAATTGCGTGTAGTAAGACGCACGGCGAGGTGACAACGTAACGCTGTCCAACTCAAGGCTTGACGTGCTGTTGTTTCCACCTTCTGCAATGTCGGCAGACAATGAAGGTTTGGTTTTCGTCTTTGGGAAAATCAGGTTTCCAGTTGCGCCCGTGATCACCGTGGTGCCCACTTGCTGAGCAACTGATGGCGCCCACAATGCTTCAACCGCTGATTGCACAATCGTAGGAACAAACGCAGAGCCTGAACCCGTCGTGGCGGCGTGCTCGTCGGCACCGCCCAATGCACGATGTTGTGCCTTGGCTGGAATGCCTACGTTTCCGCTCATTGGAATACCTGCCTTGTTAGCTTCGCCGCGCGCTTCCTGGTGCCATTCAGCTTCGGCGCCTTCCAGGGGCTTTTGGTTGTAAGCTGCCAAGATTGCGCGAGACAATGAGAAACGACGGTTTACGCGGTCAATTTCTTTTTGTTCGCTGCTTCCCACAACGCCAACCTGTGCTTGGCGCGTGATCATTTCTTCCTGTGCCTTGCGGCGCTTCACCCGCTCGTCCAGGCTGTCGATTTCCGTTTCCAAGAAATCCAAACGTGACCGTTCTTCGGCGGTCAATTCGCGGCCCTCTTTGTCCGCGCTTTGGGTCAACGCCACGTGCTCTTCATAGTGCTTTTGGCGCAAACCAACCATGTCTTTTGTTGTCATAGTCGAAAATGATGTGTGGCGTTTGCCACGGGTTTTTGTATCCTGTTTTGGCGCCTCAGCCTTTGGTGTTTCCACCTCGGGCGCTGGTGCCGTTTCCGTCTCAGGCTGTTGATCACGCGCCTGCACCGTGGCGGCTGCGTATGCTGGATATGTCACTGGGGACACGTCCAACAACTGCCGCACCTTGTTGACGCTGCGAACGGTTCTTTGCTCGTTCCAACTTTCTTCTTCAATCGTAAATGCAAATGACGATTGCGAAATGTCGCCGCGCTTTACTGATTCGTAGAAGTCGCGTGCATACGTCTGATTTCCCAATTTCACGCGGTACTTTAGTCCGCGCTCGTCCTGTTCCAATTCCAACGTGCCGTTGCTTGTGCGGCCCAAAATCAAATTGGCGTCGTGATTGATTAGCGCGCGCACGTCGTTGGTGAGCACGTCGCTAAATGCGCCTGGCTTGATTACTTCGCGGAATGGCCCCAGGTCCGTTTCGCTGTTAAACACCGCGGCGTAACCTTCCAACACCAATTCGTCGGTGTCGGCTTCGCGCACCTCAATGGTGCCCATGGTGCGTTTTTCAGCGTTGTTTATTTCATGCTGTTTGTTGCTCATCGCTCGAAATTTTATCTGAGTAGGCGCCGACGCGATCCAAAGCAAGGGTGTTCACCTGGACCAAATGCACGTCGCCCCCTTCAACGGGGTTCATGCTCTCTTTGGCGCGCACTTCGTTGATTGACATCCAACCGTTTTGCAATGCTTGCTGGTAAAAATTGGCGCGTGCGTTCAG